ATCATCAAGTGTGCAGATGCTCTAGCCAAGCCCCCTAGCGATATGCCTAACATCCCATTCGTACCACCTCCTCAATGTATGCCTGATGAGTTCAAAACTAAGAACACTATCGAGGCGTATTGGAATTACTACGTAGGGGAAAAGCATAGCGTAGCAAACAAGAATGAACGAGTATATTTTAAACCTTTTACAAGATGAGTAAACACAGAATACCAAACGAAAAATGGATGGAGTTTATTAGCGAGATAGCTACACAACTCACCGAACTAAACTTTCACGAAGATACCTTTGATATGGATGTAGAGAGGAATGAACTAGGATTTACAGAAGAGGCACAAGATTTCTTCAATGAAAGATATGATGAAGTAGAAACACTACTAGAGAATACATTAAATATAACTAACGATAAACCAGAGTATTATGACAACGAATAAAGCACAATGGAAGTACTACAAAGAAAGTGTAGTAAAATCACTTAGAAACATAGCTGACTATGTAGAAGATGGTAAGCATGATTATCACCAACGAGACTTAGATAGGTTGCTTGATGATATAAAATATAATCACGCACACTACATAGAGCTAAGAGATAAAACAATTAAAAAAATAAATAACAATACAAAAGCAATACAATTTAATTATGGGAGCAAGTAAGAAAACATTTACGGAAGACAGAGAAAAACTAGAGTTAACATGCGAGAGACACAAGGAACTTGTATCAGAATGCAAGAGGTATTTAGTAGAGGTAGTAATGCACATGGAAGAATATCCTAAATTACATAGCAACTACATGCACATATGGAAGGCGGGACTAGATATGAGTGGACTGATGAATCAAATAAAAGAATACTAAATGAGATATATAGCGCTACAATCAAAGAACAAAAAACCATTTCAAGATGCCATTATGTACAAGGTATATGAGGCAGAAAGCGAACTTAATTATACTGGAACTTGGAACGAGGATGAGTTGATAACAGACTTTGAATTAGACCTACAAGGCAGTTGTAAACATGGAGATTTCTTTATAGGAAAAGGAATGACAATAATGATTATCAACATAGATAACATACAAGAATCTATTGACAGAGAGATAGAAATGTTTTACGAAAACAATAGGAATAATTAAAAAAAAATATATATATTTGCCAACCAAACAACAAAAATATGACATCAAACAATGAGATACACAAGCGACTTTTGGAGATAGTCAAGCTATTGCAAGATAGTAATTCTCCTGAAGCTAGTGATATGGGTATTATTGTATCCACTATTGGACTAGCTTTATCTACTGATAACATGCATCTATTATCGCATAAATGCTCTGATTTAAGCAATGTATTTATGGATGAACTTTTATCAGATAGCAAAATTATTAATAATAAATAAATATAAAATGAAAGAGAACATGAAGATTTGGAAGAGTGTCGAAAAGACAAACCCCAAGTACACGAAGGAAGTTAACTTCGGAAGAAAGTTTACAAGTATAAATGCTCAATATCAGATTATGTGTGCTACCGAGCAGTTCGGTGCATGCGGTGAAGGATGGGGTGTAAGAGATGAGCATTTCCACATGTACACAGATGGCTTACTAGGATACCAAGCTACATTTTGGTGGATGAATGAAGAAAAGAAAAACTCATTTGCCATTAACTCATCTATTGCAACACACAACAAGTCTGGTAAGCTAGATGATGACTGTTTTAAGAAGGTATCTACGGATGCGCTTACAAAAGGATTGTCCAAGCTAGGATTTTCTGCTGATGTATTCCTAGGCATGTGGGATGACAACAAGTATGTAGCACAAGTCAAAGAGGAGTTCACAAGTAAGAATCCATCCGCTAAGAAGAAGATGACTAAAGAAGTCATGGATGCTATGATGAAAGCAATAGACGAGGGTAAGAAAGATGTAGTCAAAGGAAGATTGTCTGCTTACGATATGACTAAAGCACAAAAAGATAAACTAACTAAAGCACTTAAGTAATGCTAACACAAAGAGATATTGAAGAGGAAATCATCAGACTACACGATGATGAATTGTATTATGCTGATAATGAGTATGTTACAAACTCTATGCTGAGCAAACTAAACAAAAGCCCACTGGAGTTACATGCATACATGCAAGGGGAACTAGACTCATCAACACAAGCATTAAACTTTGGTAAAGCCTTCCACATGGCTGTGCTTGAACCTGAGAAGATGAACATGGTTGCTGTGTTTGATGGCAAAAGAAAAGTAGGTAAAGCATGGGATGTGTTTCAAGCAGAGAATGATGGCAAGCTAATACTTACTCAGGACGAAATGCATACTCTTGAAAGCATGTATGCTAGGATAAACTCAAATCCCATGGCGTGCGAGGCTATGATGTTAGATTTAGACCATACTCAAACAGAAGTAGTAAACATATGGAATGCTAATAATCTTTGGTGTAAAGGTAAAGCTGACATTGTGAGCTTTGACAAAGGCGTTATGGTGGATTTAAAAACAACATCAAATGCTTCACCAAGAGAGTTTGAAAGAAGTGTTTACAAGTACGGCTATCATAGGCAGGCCGCCTACTATCTTGATGGATTTGGTTTACACAAATTTACAATAGTTGCAATAGAGAAAAAGTTTCCATACAACATGGGGGTATACACCTTGTCTCCTGAGACAGTACAAAAAGGTAGAGAAGAGATAGATGAACTTATGAAAGAATATCATGCAAGATTTATTGCACAAGAATTTAACCCCGATGAATACTGTTATTGGGAAACAATATAATTATGGATAACACACTAAGCGGAATACTAAAAGATGTCTGTATGGTTTTACATTTAAAAGAAACAGATGTAATGAGTAAGGTCAGAACAAGAGATTTGGTAGAAGCAAGAGTTATATTTTCAAATATAGCCAGAGAAGCTACCTACCATAATCTAACAGAGATTGCTAATACAATATGTAGAGACCACTCATCTGTTGTATATTATCAAAAGACTCACATAGACTTGTTGAAATACGATACAACATATAAGAGAAAATTGAGAGAATGTAAAGCTATTATAGTACCTAGAAAAAAGATGCAAGAGGAAAAGCTCAGATGTCTTATGGATAGGGTATATTATAGGAATCAATTCCTATCTAACAGGTTACAACTGTTGATGGAAGAAAACAAATCATTAAAAGAAACTAATAAAAAAACTATTGATGAACTTAATGTTTTACAGAAAGTGTTTGAACAGGGTTTGTCGAGAGAAGTCGTTAAAAAGAATTGATGTCGAACTATTATTGTTTGGCTCAGGACTTGACTATTTTTCTCAGAGCAATCTCTTTAAACACTTCCCTGCTTCTAGGACTAGTATAATACATTCACTTCAAAGACTTCTATCAGAAGGTTACTTGAAGATAGTCAGACAAAGGGAAAAAGATAAATCCAGACTTTACAGGATTTCTGGTAAATCCAGAAGATTAACTAATGAAATTTATAACCAATTAAAAAACTAATTATGTCAGAACAAAAAATTTATGTAGGAAATGGAACTGAAAAGTTCAACGGAGACCTTGTTGAGTTCTCTGTAAATTTAAGTAAACTAACAAAGGAGGCATCAGAGCACATCTTTGAATACAATGGTGAGAAGTATATCAAGCTAGTTGTAGCAAAGAAAAAGGGTGGAGCTGATGACTACGGAAAGACGCACTATGTAAAGGTAGATACATTCAAACCACAAGCACAAGCTGAACAGGCTGTGGTTGAGGAGGAAGACAACGACCTACCTTTCTAGTCACTAATTTTTCATTTTGTTAATCGGGGGGCTTAAAGCCCCTCGCTTTAACTTTTCGTTATGATAAAAAAAATAAAACATAGAATACCAAAGGATAAAATTATTATACCTAAAGTTATAACTGAAGATATTTCATTTTATCTTATTACTGGTTGGGTTCATAGAGCTAGCCAAGATAGAGCTTTGGAATTAATGCATAGCCGAAGGTATACAACACAAACATATGACTATGAATACAGAGGAACTAATACAGAAGATTGGTAATGAAGTAATTGATTTGCTAATAGAAAAGAATAGAGCTTATGGAGATAGTGCAACTAACCCATGCAACATTTTTTCAAAAGGTAATGCCGTAGAAAGTTTATGCGCTAGATTAGATGATAAACTTATGAGGGTCAAAAACAAAGGTATCAATGATGAGACAGAAGACACCGTTAAGGATATTATTGGTTACTTGATATTACTTAAAGTTGCCATGCATAAAAATAAAACAGCTTGGCAAGATGAAGTAGTTAATAGTACAAATCATACTTGGGGCGGTGGAGAACTTTAAAGGATACATACGCATACCTAACGAAGTTAAAAAAGACAATAGACTAACTCCTTTATCAAGATTGATTTATGGTGATATTATATCACTATCATCATCTTCAGGGTGTTATGCTGGTAATACATACTTCTCAAAAGTTTATGGTTGTTCAAGTAAAACTATATCAAGAGCAATCAAACAACTAGAGGATTATTGTTATATAGAGATTCAAAACAAAAACAACTCTAAAAGATTTATTAAACCTTTGGTACTAATTGAAGGTGGGACAAAAATGTCCAAGTACAAGGACAAAAAGGTCTCACATAATAAGATAAATAAAAAAGGTTTTATAGAAGTAGATGGAGAAAAAATATATGTATGATGGAGGGATTTAATAAACATGGTATAATTATTAAGAAAAGCAGTGGACAAACTAAAGTTAAATGTCCAAAATGCTCACACACAAGAAAGAAAAAGAATGAGCCATGCCTGTCTGTTAACATAGACGAAGGGGTTTGGAATTGTCATAATTGTGGTTGGAGTGGCAGTATAAACAAAGGTTATACTAAGACAAAAATATATGAAAAACCAGTTTGGACAAACAATACAGAGTTGTCAGACAACATGGTTAAATGGTTTAAGGATAGAGGCATATCTCAAAAAGTCTTAATAAGAAACAAAGTCACTGAAAGTTCTGAATACTTTCCTCAAGTAGGAGGAGAAAGAAATGCTATCAACTTCAATTATTTCAAAGAAGGAGAGATAGTAAATGTCAAGTATAGGGACGGCAAGAAGAACTTCAAAATGTTTAAAAATGGTGAACCAACATTCTATGGTATAGATGATATTAAGGACCACAACACATGCATCATTGTAGAGGGAGAAATAGATAAGCTAGCTTTTGAAGTAGCTGGATACCCTAATTGTATATCGGTGCCTAATGGTGCATCAGACAAGAAGATGGACTTTCTAGAAAACTCTATTGAGTATTTTGAAGACCTAGATAAAATATTCATAGCTGTAGATAATGATGAGAAAGGTGTTGTTCTTGAACAAGAGTTATCTCGTAGACTTGGAAGAGACAGATGCTTACGTGTTATATTTCCTGATGACTGTAAAGATGCTAATGATGTTTTAATGAAGCATGGTCAGATAGAAATAGATGAGTGTATAAGTAATGCTGAGCCATATCCTATTGAAGGAATACTTACTGTCAAGGGTTTGGAAAATGATATTGATAGGTTGTATGATAACGGATTACAAAGCGGATTAAAGGTTGGTCATGAAAAATTTGATAGGCTTTTTACTTTTGTTACATCACAACTGACTGTGATTACAGGTGTACCTACACATGGTAAGTCACATTTTTTGGAGCATTTATGTATGAGATTATCTGCCCAACATGGATGGAAGTTCGGAGTGTTTTCACCTGAGCACTTTCCAGTTCAATTACATTTCTCTTCCCTGGCAGAAAAGTATATAGGTAAATCTTTTGGTGAAAGATTCTTGACAAGAACAGAACTTTACACAAAGCAAAAGACTAGATACCTTTGTTCTAGAATGGATAGAACCGAGCTTAGTGAAGCAAAAGAATTTATAAACGACCATTACTTTTGGATAAGACCTGACACGGAAAATGATACTTTTACGATTGATGACATTTTAAAATCCGCAAAGTCTTTAATCATGAGGTACGGAATCAACGCTCTCATCATAGACCCATACAACAAAATATCACATAAGATAGATGGCTCAACAAGTGAGACTAATTATGTCAATGAGTTTCTTACTAAGCTTACTATATTTAAGCAGAAGTACGACATACATATATTTCTTGTGGCTCATCCTAGAAAGATGATGAAAGGACCTGATGGTTCTTATGACATACCAACACTGTACGATATAGCTGGCTCAGCAAACTTTTATAATCAAGTTGATAATGGTATTACAGTTTATAGAAATATGATGAATAAAACAACCACAGCATATATACAGAAGGTTAAATTTAGGCACATAGGTAATATAGGTTCTGCTGACTTTAAATACAATCTACAGAACGGTAGATTTACAGAAGAGAATGAACAGGAGGATAATGAAATTTATCAAAAGAATAAAGACTTCTTTATATGAAAAAGAATATAGACTTTACTAGAGATAAAACCTTGGGAGAGAAAGGAGAGTCATTAATTATGTTGTATCTATTATGTAATGGATACAGAGACATCAAACAAACAGAAGGATACTTCAAAGAATATGACATATATGGAACAAGTCCGAAAACTTCAACCCAAGTGTTTTTTGAAGTCAAGACAGATGAATACTGTAAAGAGTCCTTCGATAGTGGTAATATGGCCATAGAAATAGAATGTAAAAAAAAACCTAGTGGAATATCTTGCACAGAAGCAGATGTTTTTGTATATTACTATTATCATTTGAGTATTAACAATCTTTGGATGATAAAGGTAGATGAGCTAAAATCTCTGATAAAAAAAGAGTATGCAGACGGTAAGATTAAAACAATTTATGGAGGAGATAATAATCAGAGCAAAATGATTCTTCTTAAAAGAAATAAATATAAAGAACACTTTTTTGTAGACACAATAACTAAACATAAAATCAATGAATGATTCAACCAAAAGAGCTATTTTAATCGGAGTGTATGATGAACTGATGGATACTTTTAATCCAGAAGAGAAAAGAAATGTCATGCAGTCTAAACTTACATTTGAACAAGAACTGTATATCAAGAATCTAAAAGTAAATATAGAGGAGATAATAAGTGAACCTCAAAAACTTGATAAGGTTATTGAGTATTTTACAGAGACAGAAGAATATGAGGTATGCATGGATATTTCTAATATCAAAAAAGCAATGATAGATGCCATATAAAAAATGGATATTCATACCTGGCAATGTACCATCAAGTAAAAACTCAAAAAGATGGACAGGTAAAATGTTAATTCATTCAAAAACTACAATGAATTACATCAAAGAAACTAAACAATGTTACGCTGACAATGTTGAGTATTTCCAAAAAATGATAGCAGACAAGAAAAAACCTTACAAGGTTTCCTTTAAATTTATTAGAGGCTCTAGGAGAAAGTTTGATTACGTTAATCCTTTACAGACTGTTCAAGACCTTATGGTTAAAAATAATTGGTTAGAGGATGATAATTGTGACAATATAATTCCTATATTAGAGGAGTACGAATACGACAAAGAAAACCCAGGAGTAATAATAAAAGTTTTATAAATGAAAGCTTCAATTACAGTTGAAATAAAAGAAAAAGGTTTGCCTAACAATCTAAAAAAAGAAGCATTGATTGATTTATTATACAATGAATGCTACGAATGGATTAAATTTGATACCCCACCTAAAGTACAGTTCTCTCTTGATAAGAGTGACGAATCAGAAGATGAAGACCTCAAGGGGTTAGTAGATTAATTAATCTAATAAGAGTCCGCCTAGAATACCGACTCCGACAGCGAATCCCTGCGTTTGGAACCACTTCTTTTCTTTCTTTATTGTATAGTTTTGAACATTCACGTTCTGAATGTAGGGATTTGTGTTGTCTACTATCACGGAAAACTCTGTGCCTGTTGTTATACCAGTCCATCCTCTTATTTTTTTATCACCGACTATTATAGTCTGAGTGTTTGGTATTGATAATGAATTTAATGTAAAACTCTTTTCATTGAACGTACAGCTAAGATTGTAAAATGTGGAGTCAATATCAACATTGCCAACAAAAGTACCATCATTACCAACAACGATACTATTGTCGTACTCAACAACCACCGTATCAATGACAGTTTTAGTAACAACCTTTGTGACAGATTCAACATTCTTAAACTCATTCAGTTTTATTTTTAGTTCTTTGTTCTGACTTTTCAAATCATTTAGAACGTTTTCATTCATTCTTATAGCCTCATCTTTACCTTCAACAATCTTCAGAACACTATCATACTTGCTTTTCCAGGACATCAACTCAGTATATCCATAAGCACCTAGACTTATAAATATAATAAATATAATTATGTTAATGTATTTATTCACTTCCA